CTAACCTGGAATCCTAGCTTGAATGACCAGCTCATTGGGTGTCACTATTACTTGATCAACTAAATCCCTGATTATTCTTTGCCTCTCATCAAAATCAAGTATTTTAATAGTTTCTTTGAGTGAGCGTAGTATGTTCTCGACTTCGTGGATCTCAGGCAGATGCAAGGGGGTCTGTTTGCTTTTCTGTTCAGCCAGCGTGGTGCTTAGTCTTGTCATTCGCTCTCCGAGCTCTCGCATTCGGTCTGATACTTCGTCGACTGACGCTAGGCCCTTTTGGACAAGGTCGATTAATCGGGCCCGTTCCTTCGTTGCCTCATCAAGATGTCTTTGTGTAACAGTTAGATCAAGATCACTACTTGGATGCTCCGTTTGAGACTTTAGTGCAGCAATTAATGATTCCGGATGTTCTAGCCACTGAGACACTTCTTTCCAGACAGGCCTCTCTAGAATTTCGGCTTTAAAGTAGTCAAGCGAGCAGGTCTTGTTGGAACGATTGCGGGAATTACACCTGTAATACCTTCGACCTCTTGTTGTAGTCCCGCTCATGGCAGCTCCACATAGCCCGCATCGGAGCAAGCCACTCAATAGGTAATGGCCATGGAAAGTACGCTTCTTATATAGCCTTGAAATCCTTTCAGCTTGCTTTAAGTGGGCTTGATAGGTGACCTCGTCAATAATGGCGGGAACTTCGATTAACACCCATTGGTCCCTGGGGCGTTCTCGTGGCACAACTTTATCCTCGGGCCTACGGTACCGATTGTTTCTCTTCCCAACTGTATCATATCTCTGGAGCCAGAGCTCCCCCTTATAGAGAGGACTAGTCATAATCCTGGTAACCGTAGTGGCGGCCCATGTTTTGGCCCCTCGCTTGGTGGGAATACCCATCTCGGTAAGGCGGACTGCAATACCGCTATAACCAAGCTGTTCTTGCAGAAACCACTTAGACATCATCATGTAAACTTCAGCTTCCTCTGGGACGATGTCCAGGTTGTTTGATTTGGAATTGTACTCGTAGCCGTACGCTCGAGGGTCATGCGTCAAACCTCCTTGTTTGGCTTTCTGCCTTAAACCTCTCATGGTGCGTTCTTTGATTTTTTCCTTCTCAAACTCTGCGATTGCCCCTCTTAGAGAATAAAACAACCGCCCTTCAGGAGTATTTTTCCAGTCGAAGTTCACAAACACCAACTTGCATCCTGATTTTTCGATCTCATCGGTTATTAACAGTTGATGGGCTAGTTTTCTCGCCAGCCTGTCCGGATCATAACAGACAAAAAACGATATACCGCCATCGCGGATCAACTGTCGTGCTCTTGTAAGGCCGGGGCGCTCTAACACGTCGCCACTAATGCCTTCGTCAACACACTCAATGATCGTCGTTGCTCCTAGTTCTTTTGCCTTTGCTCTGCACTGAGCTATTTGATCGGGGAGGCTGTAACCGTGCCTCGCTTGATCCTCTGTGCTTACCCTGGGATATATGATTGCTAGGCTCAATGATCTCCCTCCGTGCTAGTAAATAACGTATGGCTCGGGACAGCAGCTCCCGGTCACCATTGTCGTCAAATACAACCGTGACTTTCATTTTCGCCCCACCTCAGTAATGTATATGAAGTGGGAATCTAATGTACTACTTATGCTATATTGGGAACGTGTATTCTGTCAATGGAGAAAAAATATATGGGCCGAGGCCCAGGGCCAGCATTGAACCGGCCCTATTTGATTACCAACCTAGGAATGTTGGAGGCTTTTTGTTTCGTAATGCCTTAGCCAGAGGTGAGTAATATCCTGCTTTTCTCTTAATTTTTCGTTTGAAGTTAGTGCCAGCCCTCAAAGGTTTTGTAATGGCAGTAATGCCAGTCTTTCGTTTAACAGCTTTCTTCGCCTTGGTAATGCCAAGCATTGTCTTGGCGGATGGTTTCCTATACCTAAGAAGTTTCACGTCTGATCCCCTCCGATAACAAGTAAATGTGGTAGCAGAGAATGATGCTGCGTTCTCAATCAACCAGACCTCTACCGTCTGCCAAAAACTAATAGAAAGGACAAAATCAAGGCTACAATTGAATATACTAAGCATCCGATCGACGTAGTTTTAGTAGTTTTATTTGAAAGACGCTCATTATTGATCACAGGTGATGTATCATCCTTTGAATGAAATCGATGAGATTGCTTTGATTCTTCGGTAGTACGTTCTTCGCGTCTGATTTCGATAACGTATGAGAGAACCCGTTGTTGATGGGCTGGGCAGACCCCCTTGAAGAATCTGCCGTCAATGTTATGGGTGCAGGTCCGCCAATTCTCGTCAGAATTAGGATCGATTGTTGTTGGTAATGACTCTAAACCTTCCAATACTCGCTCCCGTGAAAAGGCGGGGCACAACTCGTACATCGATGCTTTTTCTTTCATTCGCTTTCCAATTGATAGCTTGTCCACATGCCAAACACCATTAGAATCGAAACGGCCGTACGTCCACCATGCATGGTTCCATGAGCTAACCTGCAACCTGTGGCACCCAAATGGATTTTCTGTAAACATGCTGGCTCCCAAACAAAAACTGGGATTGCTGCTTCGACACTTGTCGCCATAGCAGTAGTTAAGTCCTTGAATTATCTTCCGATCAACGATAGAGCCGTTGATAACGACAAAACTACTTTTCCAATTTGAAACTAGCTCATAAAGAGCAATAAAGTCCAAATACTGCTCAGATTCAGGTCCATATATGGCTTGGTGAATTATGTTCTCCATCTCATCTGTAGAGCGAATATACTTGGGAGCTGCCTCTGCAAGGGCAACGGCTTTTGTATAATTCTTAGATGTGGACTTTCCAAAACTAAGAGACACATACCACTCTCCAAAGTCCACAGTGTTGGTTGCCAATGTTGGCGCACTAGGCACAGCAGTCGCTGCAGGAGAATCATACGTTTCATTCATGGTGCGAGCGCTGGTGGTAGACGAATCCACTTCGGTTCTTTTCTCTAACTGTTCAATCCCATGATCTAACTTATTGTATTGATTTCTATGCACACTGTCCCCCTCCGTATCAGCAACCGAAACCCCTCCCAAACATAAATCCGGCAACACTTTTGTTTAGTTAATCCGAGAGCCTACTAGATGCTATAGCTTTTAGCTCACCACTGTACTTGTATAGATCATCTACCGTGTTGATGTCATGCGTAATCCGGCTCTTATCTTCTGTTGGGAAAGTGACACGTTTCCTTGTCCCGTCCAAGTGAAGCCTGCAGATCCATTTCAATCGGTTGTCGTCTAGCACGATGCCAAAATAGGATTCAGTATCTCGATGGTTGATTCGCTCCTTATCTACGATATCACCTAGAATATGACGAACAATAAAGAGCCCCTCAAGCTCTTCTTCTGTAGTTACAATGCGAGGGACTTCTTCTGTTGCAGATACTTCTGATTCATCAGAGGTTTCTTCAGCCTCCTTGTTAGGGGCAGAGCTGGCTCTGAGAGCTGCAGTTATCTTATCGCTCATGAGCTCGTTAATATACTGATTAAGAGACTTTTTGACAATGTCACGAAACTTATCAATCACGTTCTGGGTACGCATACCCGAATAGACTTCGCCAAGGATATAGCGGACAAAATTATCCGATGGCTCGCTAAGCTGTTGATCCATGAACTTCATGATCTCATTAGAATATTTGAGTTCTTCTGCAGTGTCAAAAATGGTTTCGACATCAAAAGCATTCTTGTGAAATTTCTTCAACTCATTAACATAGGGTTTCTTGACATTGGTAATATCAAATTCAAGGAACGGCCTTGAGTCCATTTTGTTTTTCTCTTCCAGGTCAGTGAAGAACTGATACCTTATTCCATTGGTCAAGATGGCAAACTTAGCTGAAGTGGTTCCGAAGTAGCGGAAGAGCTGCGAGTCATGTTTTTCCAAGGTATCTCCACACCACTTGGCTTCGATCAATATCACTGGTTGTCCATCTTTAATAATTGCATAATCAACCTTTTCTCCCTTCTTGATGCCTACGTCCGCTGTGAATTCCGGCAGAAACTCGGTTGGATCGAATACATCATATCCAAGCAGTTGGAAAAAGGGCATTATAATCGATGTCTTAGTAGCTTCCTCGGTGGTGATGGTTTCCTTTAGTCTTTCCACCCGCTTAGCAAATTGTTTGAGCTCGTCTATAAAGTCCATTCCCTAACCCCCAAACATATATTTGAAAACACCTTTTTCTCTTCTATAAATTCTTCCGACAACTCACACTAAAAAATCACATCGTAGCTGACCTTTAGTTCGGCGACAACCTCCGCGTGTTCACTTGATACCTTTAAGAGTTCACCTTTCGAATCCACAAACTCGGGCAGGACATAAAAATAGTCCGCCAATTCTTGCCTGTTCAATCCATCTTCCAGGCGCTCCAGAAACGTATATGTATCAATCATTAAGTCGACTGCCCATTTCGTGGCCAAGATCTCATTCTTATTTGCATAGAGAGAGCTTGTCCCGTTAGGGGCTATAATGTGGTGTCCCACTGTCTTAAAATGGTGTCCTAATTCATGGGATAAGACGCAGCGCAGTTTGCGTTCATTGGTGTGTAATTGGTGGGAGAGTGTTACTACTGGTGCGGTCATGGTTGGGGTATATGTGTAGAGTCCTTGAATGTGTGTGAAGTCGTGCCACTCAATCTTGATCCCCTCGTAGTCGGCTAGCTGATACAAAAAGTGGGTGGGAATCAATTTTTGTCTTTTTCCTCCTTCTTGGCATATTTCGCCATAATATACTCTACGTAGTCCAGCACCTCCTTTTTGGCTTCGGGCGATAGCTCGGTAAACCCTTCAGGAAGATAGGGAGCGACGGTTTGGGGGAGTTCGCGGGTTTGGGTAGACTTGCGTACTAGACCGAGCAGATAATCTGACGTCACACCATAGAATTGTGCGAACTTAGAAAGCAGATCATCTTCCACAGGCCTTTTCCCGTTCTCAATCCGAGACAAGACGCTGTTATTAATACCAAGAGCTTCCGCCACTTCGATCTGCGACAGATCCCGGTCCTCCCGGAGAGCTTTTAGTCTGGAACCGACATTCACCATAAGACATCCCTCATTTTCCATTCTTGCAAAACCATTCTATCACTTTTCCGTTTTGGAAAAAAGTATTTTGTTAATATAGCAAAATAGTGCTTGACTTTGCTGAACTAGCAATATAAGATATAGACAAGGACTTGCTAAATTAGCAAACAGGAGGGCGGTGACAACGTGAATCGAACGAGCATAAACCTGATCTTCATCAAAAAGAGACGTATGGAGTTGAGGCTCACACTGCAGGAAATGGCGGAATACATGGACTTCAAGAACGCCTCAACATATATGAAATATGAAAAGGGCGAGTATGCGTTCAAGGCCGATCAACTGCCTGCATTGGCAAAAAAACTCCAATGTAACTTAGGAGATTTTTTTACAAACGAGTTTGCGGATTTAGCAAATGCAGGACAGCCAGATGAAACCTCCGCAACTAAGGAGACTGCCTAACCAAATTCTACCACCGAAGTGATTCACAGCAGAAGTAGCTAAGCGTGGAAGTTTAACACAGTATTCAAGGAAGGGGTGAAACCTATGGCAATCACGTATCGGAGTGCTATTGAACGCATCACAATTGGGCAAGCGCTGAAGCTGTACCACGAACATGAAGTGTGTGTAATCATCGATGAAGGGCAGCATGTGACCCTTGCTGATGAGGATTAGACGGAAAGTAGCAGGTGAGAAGCATGGGAAAGACGCCTCAGTGGAGAGTGACCACCAACGTTGGATTTTATCAAGTCTGGAGGCAGACGAGACCTCTGGAACCAGGGGAGCCGATGCATAGTGGAGTCAGAGAGTGTCGAGGGCATTTTGTCACCAAAGAAGAGGCAGAGGAGTACGCAAAGGTTTTGAACGCTGAAGAGTAAGTGAGGTCACCAAACTACCCAAACAAAGGAGGTTTGACGGATGAGTAAACTTGGAGTTTTGATGAGGCAGGAACGTGAACGGTTGGGGATGAGCCAAACCCAAGTGGCCAAGGCCTGTGGGGTTGATAGGTCGATGATCTCCAACTACGAAAGGGGTGTATGTAATGACATTCCGCGTAATGTGTCCTGTCTTTTTGTCCACTTTACCAAGAGTGAGGCTTATCAAAGGCAGTGTTGCTTTGAGTGTCCCATCAACATGGTGACAATGCCACACCTGGATTTAGTCGACATGCATCCAATGACCGTGCGTGATGTACTAATTGAGGAGTTTACGGAGGCAATTGAGGCTCTGGAGGCATTGTCGCTACGTAACAAGTTGGTGTCTGATGAGTTAACTGAAGTTGACCGAATGGCCCTAGAACGTGCCATTGAGCAAGTAATGGATATCGTGGCTGCCAAAGATACGTTTTTCACGATGATCCACCGCTACTATGGTGTCGATGTGGATGAGCAAGCCATCAGAGGCTATGAGAAGTTGTTTGCGAGAGGATTTGCTACTAGACAGTGCCATGAGCAGTATACTAGGCGGATGCCGGTAGCTTAGGGGGAGTGAGTTGTGGGCGGAAAACCGAAACCGAAGCGAGACAAACCAGAACTGGAAATAAGAGTCGAATTTCTCCCCGAGGAAGAGCGTGCAATTGGCCAGGAACGTCTCCGCAGGATCCAGCGCTGGCTACTAACCAGGCGGGATGATGGGGAAGAGGAGGTGAGCTAGTTGCCAAATCGACTGTTTTACGTGTGGCACGAGAGCCAGTTGGGCGAACCGAGGTTGGAGCTAATGATTGTAAGGGCCAAGGATATGTCTGAGGCGTTTGACAAATTTAAGGAATCCATGACGGAAGAGTACTGCGATTACCTGGTTACGCTGCAGATTAAGACTTGTGACAGTGTGTATCTGGATTAAAAAAGCCCCCATCTAGCGGGAACTAGAGTAGGGGCAAGCACAAAAATCATCTATTAGTAGTTTATCACAACGAAAATACAAACTCAAGAGGGGGAGGGCGTGTGTTTGAATCAAGGGTCGCAGGCTATATGTTCCTGCAGGGAGACATTGACGTGACTGCATTGATTAACTCCAACGGCGGCAATCTCCTGACCATTGACAGTCACCTTACGATTTACGGCAGTGACGATCATTTGCGCAAGATTGCTAACACGATTCAAGATCACTTAAGTCGCAAAAAAGAAAAGGAGAGTGACACCAATGAGTGTACAACCTATCGGAAACAGGCTGGATAATACCAAATTGGTCAGCTCCATCGAGCAGGCACTCAATATCGAAAAACTGCAAAATACTTTGATGTCGTATCCTGAGCAAATCAGGGCTAGGCAGCAGCAGTTGCAGTCGGCCAAAGAGAACCTCGAAGCGATGAAGGCTGAAGTGCTCTTTGAGGAGCAAATGATTCTGGCTGAAATCACCGAAGCACAGAATCCTGCAACCGGGAAGCCTATGTACTCGAATGATACTGCTCGCAAAGCTGAGCTCGCAAGGCGGCTTAATGAGTCCAGGGAGTATCAAAAGAGAGTTCATCAACAGAAAGAGTATGAACGAGCAGTCAACTCTTGTCAGTTTGACCTGGACTTGCTCAACAATCAATTCGCAGCGACAAGTACAGTCGCAAGGCTCACGGCGACTCGTTTGGGGTTAATCGCCTCACTGGGGGCGTAGATACCGTTTTACTGTTTGGTGGAGCGGTGGCGGAACAGGTAGACGCTATACGGTAGGATGACCTGGGTTGCCTCGGCAGCCGCCGGTGATAATTGGGTCCATGCGGGGTGCAAATCCCCGCCCGCTCCATCATCTTTTATTCAAAGTGCAATTCAACATCGAGGAGGAACCAAAATGAATGAAAAGACAAATGCAATTGCTAATCCTGAAGGCACAGTAAACGCAGTAGCTATACCAGATTCTGTTGCCCAGTCTTTGAAGGCAGCAGGGATTGATACAACCGGCCTGAGCAATCAGGAGATCATGGAGTTTGCTGAGTTTTATCTAAAAGAAATCGAAGTGAGTCGCGAGGGAGCAACCCTTAGGCCAGCACGGATTAAGATCAACAAAGATGCCTGTAATTTCATCGACCCTTCCGGCCAGACATTAGACGAGCTTCGGGGCGTGATTGTCTATAAGCAAAAAACCCGTGGTTACTGGGTTAAGGGTGCAGACGACAACGTGCCTGAGTGTTCGAGCCAAGACGGCATCACTGGCGTAACTCGTGATGGCATGGAACGTAGCTGTGCTACCTGCCCCATGAACCAGTGGGGGAGTGGGGAGGACGATGCTGGTCAAGCCACGGCAGGTAAAGCTTGTAAAGAAATGCGCCGTGTGTTCTTCGTGTTACCAGGTTATCAACTGCCGGCGTTTGTGAGTTTCCCGCCAACCAGTCTAAAAAGTTTCGACGAGTACATTTCAGCTCGTCTCACCAAGGGTATTACCGATGTGGCTGTGGAGACTGTGGCAACCCTCACGCCTGAAAAGGCTGGAAAGTTTAGTTACGCCGTTGGTCGCTTTAAATTGGGCGATCCCGTGGTGCCAAAGGAAATGATGCGCTTGGCTAAGATGCGCAGTGCCATGCAACAAGCTGCTGAATCTATGGGTATCTCCGAGGATGATTATATGCAGGATGATATCTATGACATGGACGATGGTGGAGAAGTGATGGACGAAAACGAGCCTTTCTAGAGGCCAGGGGTTGTTAGTGAGTTAAGTTTGGGAGCGGTGGCGGAACTAGACGCAGGGAAATGGTGGATAAACCCCTACCTGATCCACACTGACGCTTGAAACCGTTGGAAGTAAAGGTTGCAGGTAATCAATCCTGCCCGCTCCCATTTTTCTTACCAAGGAGGTATGAGAGTATGTATGGAGACTTTTCAAAAGACCTTGATCTATCCACATTACAGGGTGGGCAGCTCAACCAAGATTTTATCGAGCGATACAAGGACGTCCTATCGTCTCTAGGCAAGGGTGAGCAGGGCAAGATCACCATTAATGTGGTAATTAAACGGCCCAAAGACATGGATTCAATGGTTCAGATTGAGACCAATGTCCAGAGCCAAAAGCCAAAGCGCTCTAGGACGGAGTACGGGACGATCAAAATCGGTGACAACGACGAGATGTCTGTCAAGGTGGAAAAGCCCAAGGAGAGACTTAAGCCAGTATCGCTTTTTGATGCGAACGAAAAGCAGGCCTAATTAGGCTTATACAGGAGGTAGAGAGAAATGAAAGACAACAGACCGGAAATTACCATCATGTCGCAGGCTGGCACAGAAACCGTACGTGTTATTCAAGAGCCGATGGAGACCCGAAGAGTCCATGAATGGAATGCGCAAAGATACAACATGAGCTCTATGCAGGCCGTCATTGACTTCGTCAAAAGGAAGGGTACTGTGGAGAACACGGTTATTTTCTATAACAACGATGATGTTCGGGTGATTTTAGATGACAGTATTCAAGATAGACCCCTAGATCAAGCGATGTATCCTTTTAATCTCTCTGATCGGTTTAAAAATTGGGGTGAGGTATTTGGCCGGAGAATGAATCAAAAAGATTTAGGCAATTTCTTGCGGAGGCTAGAACTTGATGAACTACCTGACAGAGATATGTTGGTAGCCAATATCCGTAAGCTCCAAGTGATCACTGAGATTAAGGGCGACTATGAATACGATGAAGCCGGTAATGTTAGTGTGATGTACAAAGAATCCAATGGGAGAGAGGGGCTCATGGCTTTACCCAGTCTCATCGAACCTTACATGCCGATTCTCAACGAAAGCAACTACGAGGCTAGCATTGAGGTCGAGCTAGAGCTAATCAAGCCTAAATCCGAGGATGAAAAGCCTGGCATCATCTTGACTTGTCCCAAAAAGGATTTGTATATCAAGGATGCCATTGAGCATGAAGTTCATAGGCTCAAGGAGGCTTTGCCTGAGCACTTGATTTTGGCTGGTAGTTGGTAATCGGGGAGGCGATGATGTGAAATCGATAAATCGCATTGAAGTAAAAAACTTTCAGAGTCACGCTCACACCATCCTAGACCTTGCCCCAACAGGGAACCTGACCGTGATAACCGGAAACAGCGATTCGGGAAAAACCGCAGTGATCAGGGCTTTGCGGTGGGTATTTTACAATCAGCCCCAAGGGACAGAGTTTATCCGGGTGGGGTGTACCAGTGCTCAGGTCGCAGTGACCATGGATGATGGCTGGGGTGTCACGAGACTACGTACTCCAAGTAAGAATCAATACATTGTAACCCATCCAGACGGTGACGCCCAAACGTATGAGGGATTTGGCGTCAACGTGCCCACTGAAGTCCAGCAAGTGCTTGGCGTGGCTCCGATCGATGTTGGTGACATGGACCTTAAACTTAATATCGCTGAGCAGCTAGATGGTCCGTTTCTTGGCAACTCCATTGCCGCATCTTTCCGTGCTAAAGTCTTGGGTAAATTGGCCGGGACAGAAGAAGTTGATGTGGCTGGCAAGCAGTTGGGGACTGATATTTACAGGCATGATCGAGACGTTGACTCAACGAAAGCCCAGCTCGAAGTCAAGAGTGCGCAGATTGAAGAGCTTGCCTGGGTGGAAGGATTGGGTGTGACCATTGCCGAGCTGGAAATGTTGGCCCAGACGATTAAGTCGAAGCAAGAGCAAGTCAAGGCGCTTAAGGGATTGAGTACGAGACACGCAGAGCTTGCCGGGCGCATGGAAGATGGCAAGGCATACCTGAGTAGGTATCAGGGTCTAGAAGAGGCCCTGGGGCTCTTGGGTGATGCTGACAAGAATGGAGAGCGTAAGTCGTCAGTTCATAAACTACAAGTTCTTTTTACCAACAGCATTAACTATCAGCAACATCTGCGGGATAGATTGCAAGTCCTTGCGGTGGCCGAAGAGGCGAACAAACTACTTATTGCAATTGACGGCAAAGAGAATCAGCGAATGAACCTGATAGGGGCATATTTGAGGCATGAGAACGTTGCAGAGGCCCTAGAGGATACAAGGGATAGTCTGCAGGTCTTGCAGGAAGCCCCTAAAGCACACGATCTTGTTTGTAAGGCTCATCGTTTATGCGACCTGGTGTCTACTCTCGAAAAAATGAGAACCAGATACGCAATCGCCCATCATGATCTTCGTTCCGCAAGGGCAACGTGTGCTGCCTTGGCGGGTGTGGCCCAAGCAACGGATGTCATGTCAAATGCAAGTGGCGCAGTGGTAAAGCTGAAGGATTTCAGGCAGATTCGGGATGGCCTGGGCACCATACGCCAATCCCGAGAAACAACTCTAGGGAGCTTAGAACTGGCTAAGGATACCTTGGGCAAAGCAACCCATCTATACCACGAAGCGTTGAGTGATGCCGGTGTATGTCCTACCTGCGGAGCCAAAGCCCACGAATTCAAACTTCAGGAGGTTATCTAAAGAATGAATACCCAAATTGGTCACACGACAGACCTTACAACCAGATTGGAAGGTTTGAAACAGCGGGCTGAGACGGCCCGCACCGAGAAGGCTAGAGCAGAAGCGACACTGGAAAGTCTTGAAAAGCAACATGCTGAACTTGTTGCTGAGATCAAAGGTTATGGAATTGAACCGGAGCAACTAGACGCCGAAATCACACGTCTTGAAGCTGAAATTACCGATGCCTTAGCCAAGGCCGAAGCACTGTTGCCTCCACTAGCTGACGCCAATACTCCTCTACCAATCGGGCAAGTGTCATGATTGGTCAAGGATACCTAACCCTTGGCAGCCTAGAGTTTCGCTTAGCCGAGCTACGCTCCAGGCACCAAAAAGCGGAGGGGCAATTAGAGCTTCTCCGCTCCGAAAAGGCCCAGCTGGAAGATAAGCGAGAGCAGCTGCAAGCAGACCTGGATACATGGAGGCAGGTTCAGGTGTTGTTTAGCAAGGTCTCAGAGTTTAGTCGGGAGCAATTGAAACTTAGAATCGAGCAGACTGTTACCGTAGCACTCCAAGCAGTTTTCGGCGAAGAGGGATTAGCCTTTGAAATTAGGCTTGGAGAGCGTGCTGGGGTACCAACGGCTGAGTGGCAGGTGGTATCGCTCTATGGTGACCAGTTAGTAACCGGTGACCCGCAGGATTCTCGCGGTGGTGGCGTGGTTGACATTGTCTCCTTAGCTTTGAGGCTTGCCTTGCTGGAGCTATCCAGGCCGAAACCCGAGGGGCCGTTACTCCTTGACGAAGTGGGCAAACATGTCTCGTCTGCTTTTGCTCCGAATGTGGCTGTTTTCTTGAAAGAGTATGCTCGCAAAACCGGGCGCCAAATTGTTCTGGTGACCCATCAATCGGCACTGGCTGAGGTGGCTGATAGAAGCATTGTCGTTAGTAAACTTGACGGAGAAAGCGTGGTGTCTGAGGGATGATTAAGTTTTTAATAGTAGGCGATGTTCATTATCGTGGCAACAATCCCAAAGCTAGGGTCGATGATTACCCAGCAACTATTAGGCGCAAGCTGGTTGAGGTTTGCGAGCTTGCCAAAGCACACAAGGTGGATGCTGTTATTCAAACAGGCGACCTCTTTGATAGTCCTACCGTGTCTTTGCCCAGTGTGGCAGAAATGATGACTTTAATCTGGAACCATTCGCCGGTGCCGTTCCTGGCCATTGCAGGCAACCACGATCTCTTTGGGGCTAACCAGACAAGTATAGGGCGTACTCCTTTTGGGTTTATGTCTAATTTGAGATACATTCACAACTTGCAGGTATCGCCACGCTTCTATGGATCGGATGATGAAGTCTTCCTAGCCGGACATGGCTATGACGTAGACACCGATCGGGATGTCGAGCAATATCTAGCCCCAGCAGACGTTCTGGAGGATACAAAGGGTTCGCTAAATATCAAAGTAGTTCACGGCATGATTCTCGACAAACGTCCGGGGTTTGAGATGCGCCATACACTCATATCTGAGATTGCTATGCAAGAGAGGGCGCCTGATATCCTGATCACTGGGCATCATCATCTTGGGTTTGGTGCAAAAACAGTTGAGGCGGCTAATGAGAGAGGGAAGATGGTTGCCGTTAACCCTGGAGCTTTATGCAGGCTATCTGCCCACCCGGAAGAGATGGAACGGAAGGTACAAGTTTGTTTGCTAGAAATTTACGATACATCAGAGGAGCTGGATGTTGGAGCCTGGATGCTCCCCCTCCAATCCGCCCGCCCCGGCTATGAGGTTTTAAGTCGGGAGCACCTAGAGGTGCAATCGGAGCGTGAATCCAGAATTGCTGAGTTCCTGGGACTACTCGCAGAGGAAGGCGACGCTCAGTTCCTAGAAGTTCAGGAGATCATAACGGATATTGGCAACCGCGATAGGTTACCTAAAGATGTGGTAGATGAAGCTCTTAAGAGGCTGGGACAAGCCAGAGAGAAGGTGGGGGTATGAGCAAACAACCAAAGGATAAACCCTATATCCCATGGACACCCGAAGAGGAAGAGTTTGTGCGAGAGTGCTATGGCAAAATGCCTGTCAAGGAGATTGCACGGGTATTAGGTCGTAAAGTACCGATGGTTTACAGTAAAGCAAATGACATGGGCCTTTACATCAAAGGCCCGCGTCCGCACAATGAAAGCTTATTGCAAAGTCTACGTGATGTGTACCAGGGGGTGAGGTAGGTGGCAAAAAAATCACTTGCATCCGTTTCAAATTATAGGTAATACCCCACCTGGAACTTGCCCCGAGTGTGCGGTTGAACACGAACCCGATCAACCGCACAACCAGCAAAGTTTGACCTACCAGTACAAGTTTTATGCCAAGAACGGCAGATGGCCGACTTGGAAAGACGCGATGGAGCATTGTCCCAACGATGTTAAAGAATTTTGGGTAACGGAACTGAAAGCGCATGGCGTGGAGGTGACATAAATGTCAATCGAAGCTACGCAACTTGAACTTAATCTGACGAATCTCCCGGAACTTAAAGAAGTCAGCGAAGATAACGTCCTCGTCGGCACCATTGAAAGAGTGATCTTCCACAACTCCGAAAATGGCTATTCTGTCCTTGAAATCAAGCCCAGGGGAGCTAAATCAGATCTTGATGAGAGAATTACTGCCGTTGGCAACCTGCCTAATGTAAGGGTGGATGATGAGTATAAATTCGAAGGTGAGTGGAAGTCGCATAGGAAGTACGGCAAGCAATTTGTGGTTGAAACATGTGAATTACTACTTCCAGTTACTAGGCAGGGCGCAATTAGATATTTATCTACCATTGTCTACGGGGTTGGTCCTGCCAAGGCCAGGCGGATTGTGGATACTCTGGGTGACAATGCCTTGGATGAGATCAAAGAAAACCCCGATTGCTTGAACCAGTTTGATTTTTTGAAGCCGCAGCAGGCCAAAGAAATAGCTGCCAACATCACTCAGAATGAAACAGCCGCAGAACTGTCTGGTCTAATCTGCCGGGAAGGAATCACACCAGCACTTGTACATAAAATCGTAGCTAAATTTGGTTCGGAATCGATTCAAATCGTAAAAGATAATCCTTACATTCTGGCAGACGAGCTCTGGGGAGTGGGGTTCAAGAAAGCAGATGCGGTGGCTCAGGCCATTGGCATTGAACAGGATAGCCCATTTAGAGTTGGGGCAGCAGTTAAGTATTTGCTCACTGAAGCTGGCACCGAAGGGCACTGTTATCTAAGACCCCGGGACATCTTGGCGAAGGCCAAGGATTTACTTGATTTTGATGTAGATGTTGAGTTGGTCTCTGGCGCAGTGGAGGAACTGATTGAGTCGGGTCTGGCTGTTAGGGAAGGCAATGCGGTGTATGGTGAGGATTTGTATTTGGCTGAGGTGAGATTGGCTGCAAGGGTCAGGGAGTTTGCGGGGCAACCGTTTTTCCCCATACGGAACCTTGGGGCACTGCTCGATTGGTCGGAAGAGGACGCTGGCATGGAGTATGCAGCCGAACAGCGCGATGCTGTCGGAGAAGCACTGTGTAATCAACTTACGGTAATTACGGGTGGTCCAGGTACAGGCAAGACAACCGTGATTCGATCCATTTGTGAGATCTCCAAACAAGAGAAATTGCACCGCCATATCTTACTTGCCAGTCCCACTGGTAGAGCAGCACAGCGCATGGAAGAGGCCACGGGATACGAAGCCAAGACAATACATAGGTTACTCAGATACAACCCGAATTCGGGCGGTTTTGAGTACGGCTATGGAAATCCATTGCCCGGCCCTGCACTTGTAGTGATTGATGAGGCTAGTATGATGGATGTTCAGCTTGCCAAGGATCTGTTTGCAGCGTTGAACCCCGGCGATCATCAAGTCGTCCTGGTCGGAGACGTTGACCAGCTTCCCTCAGTTGGGCCTGGTTCGGTACTCAGAGACATAATCCGTTCCCACGAAATCACTATAACAAGGCTTAGATACAACTACCGCCAGGCCGGTGGTTCCAAAATAGCTCAATACGCCAATGACCTAACTGAAGGCAAAACGCCTCCAACATTATCGTCAGGCGATTACGAGTATATCTCTGTTGGTGATGATGTGATGGCCGCAAATGAGGTCTTAAGTCAGGTTAGGTTAGCTCTTAAGCGTGGCATGGGCGTGATGGATTTTCAAGTCCTTGCACCTATGAGGCGTGGCAAATGTGGAGTGACAGCACTCAATCAAGCTATCAGGGATATTGCAAATCCTTGGCGGAAGGGTATTCCACAGTTGGGGCAGTTTCGGGCCGGGGATAAGGTCATGGTGACCAAAAACAACTACGATCTAGAGGTCTTTAATGGCCAGATGGGTCTAGTCACAGAGATCAAGAAGGGAAGCATGACGGCAAACATTGACGGTTCCGGCGTCGAGTTTGCAGTGGAGGACTTGGATCTTCTGCAGTTGGCATATGCAGCTACAATCCATAAATCGCAGGGCAGCGAATTTCCCTTGGTCATCATGCCCCTTCTTAGACACCATTATATCATGCTGCAAAGGAATCTGTTGTACACAGCCATGACTCGTGCTAAGGATAGGTTAGTTCTCATATCAGATGGTTTTGGCGTCAAGCAAGCAGCGCGTAACAACAAAATCGAAGAACGCTACAGCTTACTCGCCGAGCGGATTCAAGGGCAGGAAAATCACACTAGGGATAGTGATAGCAATGAAAAAGCAGAAATATGACATAGACAATGCTGTACTTGACTGGGGTGCATTTTGGAGCGAAGCTCTGGGAATTGAAGCGGGTGGCACAGACTGGGCGCTTGCCACCTGCCCGGCTTGTCACACTAAAGCGGCTTTATCCATACAAACTAAGCCCCCTGGTAAATGGAGATGTAAGGCTTGCAGTAAGCATGGGGCAGGAGCCATTGAGTTTTTACAAGTGCTCCGTGGCATGGATGAGGCTAGCGCGGCTCGTGATCTTGTTGCTTTCAACCAAGCACAGCAGTTAAAAGAGCAAAAGCAGCTGTCCTCATCGCAACAAATTTATGAGGCGTATCTTTCAGAGTGCCAGCTGGACTCAAAACATAGAGCCGAGCTGAAGCTCAAACGAGGGTTCACGGACACAACAATCAATGATCTAAGATTTGTATCATCGGGGAATAAACAAGCCCTAGAATCGCTGAAAAATGAGTTTGATATCGAGGCACTAATCACCGCTGGGGTCTTTGTGAGGGTGAATAACGCAGTAGTACCCGCAGCGCAACTAACAGAGCCAGACCGTGTCATTATACCTTATCTTGATTCTTCCAGGCGGGTTACTTTGCTTAGACCTCACAAGCTAGGTTTGCAGGATGTGAGGGTTCAGCCCTATTGCAGCTTTTTACTTAAGGGCAAGCCCAAACACATCATAATTACAGAGGGTGAATTCAAGGCAGCAGCCCTCTACCAATTGGGCATCCCGGCCATTGCTATACCAGGGGTAAGTAGTTTTGCTAGTAAGCACTTTGAGCGATTAGTGTCGCTTCTAGAACAGCACAGTGTAAAACATGTCACAGTCGTCTTTGACAACGAAATCAAGGATAACCCGAACTTCTCCAACTACAAACAGAAACCCGAAGACCGCTGGGACACGCCTTACTGGGCTTACATCATGGGTTACAAACTTAGTCGCAAAGGATTCATCGCAGACATCGGGACACTCCCAGTTGATTGGATGCAAAGTGGCAAGATTGACTTTGATATGGCTCTGGCCATGGGTAAGACCAAGCAAGATATGGTCAATGTGATTCGCGCAGCTGTGCCACCAACAGAGTACCTGGATACACTGCCTGAAAGTGCTCAGCGGATTGTTCGGCGTAAAATTGCCCGGTATTTTACCAACTCGCCCATCAGGCGGGAGTACGGGAAATATTTAATCGAACGGAAAAAAGGCGATGTCGTCTATGAAGAGCAGCTTTCCAATTTTGTGATAGATATTGAAGCGAGCTATTTTTCCGCTGAGGGGTGTGTGCGTCATATGCGTTTCGTGAATCAGTTTGGAGAGAAATCCGATGCCTTTACCATGTTGCCAATTGACATGGCCGGCCCCGGGGAGTTCAAAAAATTCTGTTTTTCCAAGGGCAATTACGTGTTTGAGGGCACTGGCACAGACTTAACCGAGATCTGGAAATATGAGCTGGCCAGGGACAGCGGGGCTATTATTTACACACCAGAGATGATCGGCGAGATAAAGCCGGGGTTTTGGCTCTTTGGCAATTTGGCCATCAAGAATCATCTGAGCAGCGTTGGAATGTATGGGGAGAGTGAACCGAGCTCATCCAGTGCATTACTGTATGAGGACGGCATGGCCTACAGTGAGGTTTTATGTCCTGACGATGACGGAGTGTTTTGGGTTGACGGTATAGGATATAAACCCCAGTCGCTTGATATCGGCCCTAGAGGTGAGCAATCCCAGGATGCCATACCCAGCTTGTACATATCCAGCAATCCCAAGGGGTTAATCAAGGAGGTTGCCGAGCGCTTTAAGGATAATGTGGGTAGTTATGCCGCTTACATGGGTATTGGATGGGTGGTTGCATCAATTTTTAGCAGAGTTATTTTCAAGGAGTTTAAGTCATCTCCTTTCTTGTTCCCTCACGGGAAGCGTCAGTCCGGCAAAACAACGTATATGCGCTGGATTATGATGTTTTTCGGGATTGAAACCGAGGGAATTGGCCTTAAGGAATCAACACAAAACTACATCATGCGAGTGCTTGCGTATCGCTCCAGTCTTGGGGTGTGGTTTGATGAGTATCGAAATGAGAGGGATGTAACTAAAAAAGACGGCTATCTCAGATCCGCCTACAACCGGCAGGCATCTGGTAAAGGAATCAAGTCTGAGTTTGGGGCCAGATCCTATTCTGTCCATAGTACTGTTGCAATTTCTGGCGAGGAGCTTCCGCAAGATAATGGGCTTTTCACCAGGACCATACCACTTCAGATCAGCGAAAATAAACGAAATCGGGAGCACTATGATTGGCTCAACAAGACGAGTGAAAAATTCAGTGGATTTGTCTATCACCTGATCGTTAACTATCCGTACTATGCTCCTAAAATTCTTAAGGCCATTCGCGAGATGAAGGCAGCTCTTGTAGAGCAAGACATTACAGACCGCACAGCCGAAAATTGGGCCATCCTTGCAGCTTGTTTTGATGTCACAGTCAAGCAGGACCCAAAGTTCATCAAATGGGTATTCAAGGAGTGTCAAGAGGTTAAGCAGGCAGCTGAAGAAGAGCACATGCTGGCGCAGTTTTGGTCTGATGTGGTAGTGCTGGAGTCCGAGGGTGAGCTGGGACTGGATCACTTCAAGGTCTTGAAATACAGCGAAGAATTTGCTGTATGGTTTCCTGCTGTTTATAACAAATGGGCTGAATACTACCGCAGGAGAACTGGCAAAGAGCCATTTGACCGTATGAGTGTACTTAAGTATTTGCAGGACGAGTCGTATTGCAAAGATTCGAGGACAGTTAGATTTAGTGGGGCGGCCAGGAAGGCAGTAATTATTTCATTAGCTGATAACAGCGTTCCATCCACCGTGATTGAGTTGGCTGAAAGTGTATCAGAAAGAGAGGCACGAATGCAGCATGCTTCAAGGCAAGGCGGTTAGCAGAAAGTTACAGAGTTACAATGGGTTACGCAGGGAGTTACAGTTCAAATCCTGATTGCAAGGGCATCTCGGCAATTTGTAACTTCGTAACCCGCAAACCCTGAGAGTTTCAAAATATAAAAGAAGAATTTTTGTCACGTCTAATAATGTCATTTCTTTGTTTTGATTATATGGGTGCGATTCAGAGGACACAAAGTTACACTTTGCATAGACCTCGATAAATAGCCGGTCTCAGGTGTAACCAGAATGTAATCTACTGTAACTCCGTAACTTTTCCACTGGAAAGGAGTAGCCACCATGAACAAGTACTCTCAAATTCTTACGGGCAAAAAACCAATGTCGGATTCGGATCGTGATCCTCGCCCTGATTTAAGAGAGGATCACATCGACTGGGCCAGTGTGCTGATCACTGCCCAAAAATACGATGCCAAAATTTTAGTAGATAGAACGTTTTCAGGCCAATCAAATGGGCCCAAATCAGGATTGCCCTGTGACGGCAGCATTTTTGGTCTACTTCATGGCCTGCGCTGCGGTGGGGCAAGGCTTAACAAGCTTGATACAGGTGGTCTTAAGCTTGACTACGAGCCCTTGCTAGGCGCCTGGTGCAAGGATGCGTTGTTAGCTGATTGGCTCATGCCACTTAGAAAAGAGATGGCTGCCGTGTTTAGGCGAGCTGTAGCGTAAATAAATCAATCGCGATCACTTGTGTTGGATCATTTGAATAAGGACTGATGCTATGGACTAACTCACAACAACATATAGTGTTTGAACATTTCCAAAAACACTATCCTGGTAGTGTCCAGTTAAAGTCACCCAATTTTGAGAGACGAGTGCTAAGTGGTAGAGAGTAAGGATCAACTCACAAACATGGAGGTAGACCAATGATACTCATACTTTGTACGGTAGTAATCTTAAGTCTAGTGGCGGTGTACAAGCTGTTGGAAGTACAGAGATTGGAGAAACGCTGCAAACATCTCCGAAGAGAAAGGATTACGTGGGCCAAGAGAGCCCTAGAATCCGAACAGAAGCTGAAGGTAACCCAGGATATCTGCAATGTCACTATGAGAAATTGTCTTGAGTATAAAAGGGAATTAACCCTGAGCAAGTTGAGCACGGAATCCAAGGAGGGAGTTGCATCATGAGAAAAACGACTGACAAAGCTGGCAGGTCAATCCGGGGAACCCAGCAAACCATCACGAAGACCCGGTACATCCTGTTTAATGGCCGGCATCATGCAGTAAGGCTTGGTGAGGAGGAGGATTTAGAAACGCTCGAAATGGAAGCCAGAAGCCTCCACGAAGTAATTGGTGACTCCTACAGGATTTATGATACAGAGCTTCAGGATAATGTGTACCACTGGCCGTTGGTAGAACAGCAATGCAGGGTTTGTGGTTGTACCTGGAACAATGCTTGCCAAGGTGGTTGTTACTGGGTCGAGGAGGAACTTTGCAGCCGGTGTGTGGGTCAACAGGGGCCTGACATAAGGGAGGTGGGGTAGATGATTGACAAGATTCATGGAGTTTATTATCTCATCTGTGATATCTGCGAGGACGAAAGTGAAGCCATTGGGTTCCTTGAATTCGATGAAGCTGTGGAGTACAAGAAAGACAATGGTTGGCAAAGTGAACGAGATTGGATATCTGATGAATGGATCGACATTTGCCCCGATTGTCAAGAGCAATGATCGCTGACAAAAGGCAATGGACATGTGACATGTGCCGCCGAAGGGCCTCCCCCAAAAAAGCATCAGAAGAAGAGTGGGAGCTCCATGCTTCGAGCAAAGAACCAATAATAATATGTCTCAGCTGTCAATTGAAGATCCGGAAGATGGTAGCCCTACATCTATTTGGGAGTACCGAATTAGACGAAATCAACAAAATTAAGGAGAGGACAACATGATCGTAATCGGTTTGGATTTATCGCTAACAAGTACCGGGGCTGTAGTATTAGGCCCCGGGGAGGAACAGGGCGATTTCTGTACTGAAGAAAGCCTAGTTATCAAAAGCAAATATAAAGGTGAGGCCAGGCTTGAGCATTTGAGAGAGCAGATCATGGTATTGGTTAGTCTCAATCAACCAGATCTCATAGTGATCGAAGGCTACGCCTTTGGCCGACCTAATGCGATGGCTCCAATCGCAGAGCTTGGTGGAGTTGTAAAGCATAGTTTGTATATCAATGGGTGGCCATTTATATTAGTGCCCCCTACTCGTGTAAAGAAGTTTGCTTGTGGTAAGGGCAATGCAAAAAAGGATGAAGTTAGGTTGGGTGTCTACAAGCGCTGGGGCTTTGAGGCCAAGACCAATGATGAAGTTGATGCTTATGCATTAGCTAGAGTAGGACTAGCCTACCTAGGAGTAGATGATGACTTGATTAAGCCACAAATTGAAGTTGTGAAGGATTTGAAGAAGAGTGCGTGAGGTGGATAAGCGCATTCCCTGGTGGATTAACTTCCTAGCTAAACGTCATCCATTTTGGTTTTGCCCAGATTGCGTGGCTATAAAGAGGGGAGACGACTTCCAAGTCTCCAGTTGGTGGGAGATGTTGAAGTGGTGGGCTATGAGTCGGTGTGCAAGCTGTGGAGCCGAGGAGTAGATTGTATACGACATGACTAAAACCTTTGTTTCACTCACAATAACAAGCAGGAAAATGCTACCATCATCACGAAATGTTAGGAGAGTGTGAATCGTGGATAACAAAACTATGTCGATTGGTGAGGCTTTAAAAAGCGTAGAAGCTGCGCTGAAGTCTATACAGTACGGTGAGATTATCATAAAAGTTCAAAATGGGAAGCCCATCTTCGTGGACAAGTATGAGCGGGAGAGGGTGGGGTAGGGGGCATCTATGGAAATCACAATTTCTGCAGGTATAGTGGCATGGTACGCGGCATTGGTTTCCACTCTGGCAATCGGGATCGATGTTATGTTGTACTTACGGGATCGAAACAATATCGTTGTTGAATGTAGGGAATATGAGGTCTTCGGCAAAGATGTGGAGCCGTACAAAAAGGATACCGTTTATGTCACTATCACTGTTCGGAACAAAGGAGTTTACCCTGTAACCATCGAAAAAGCAGGTTTTTTCACCAAGAACATTGACAAAGACATGATACTGACAGATTCTCTCCAAGGGCCGCGAGAAATCAACGGAGGGCAAAACACATCTTATTTAGTGGAGAAAGATCTAATTGATGACCTTACTAAGATAAGCAGAGCTTTCGCCATAGATGGAGCTGGTAGGGTATATAAAAGCAAGCGATTAAATCTCAACGAAGCTTAGTCTGAAAAAAGCATAGAAACATGGAGGGTTAAAATTGATTGACTGGCTAAATGCGAATTCTGGCTTTGTGATGGCTCTTTTGACCCTGGTCTATGTTGTCGCAACCATAGTACTTGCTGGGCTACAACGAAAGACTCTTGAGGAAGTAAAACGGGACCGGGAAGAGCGAGAGAAACCCAATGTCCAACTTCAGGTAAGGGTCACTCCTTCTGGTTTAATCATGTTTGGCATCGCAAACTATGGAACTTCGCCCGCACGGTCAATTTCGATAGATTTTTCTGACGAGTTTCTTGCTGCACTCCCTGGGCAAGTGAGTAAAACGCTAGAGAATCTGAGAACTGCTAGTCTTCATTTGGCACCAAAGCAAGAATGGTTTTTTGGAGCCATGGGGAAAGCGCAAGTTGAGGTTGAGGCTCTACCAGAGGCGAGGGCAACTATTACATTTAGAGACCACAAGGGTGAGGAAAATCAAGTGTTCTGGGAGTTTGATTTCCCTTCGCATGGTTCTATATTACTTCGCACGACTGGTATTGACCAGCTAACCCATGAGTTGACAAAAAGTTTGTCAAAAATAGAAAATGAGCTTAAAGGCATTAGACGAGAATAACAGATGGCAATTAAGGCTACCTCAATACAGGACGCCGACATTTGCAGGACAACCACCTGCTGTGTCGGCTTTTTTTATTACCAAGGAGGGGATTTTGTGGATTTAGATCAACTAAGGTTTATTAAAAATGAAATTGAACTTATAAAATCCCAAATTGATAAACTGGAAAATCAGGTGGTGACGGACGTAGTTTCAGGCTCCAGTGCTCATTACCCCTACGGTCAGCGCAAATTTGTTATCACCGGGATAGGGCAGTGCGACAAGGGGCTTGTTAATAAACTAAAAGCTCGCTTGGAGAACCACTTAGCGAAACTGTTGACCATGCAAAACGAGATGATGACCTTTATCGAATCGGTTGAGGACAGCGAACTGAGGCAGATCCTTATCTTACGGTACGTCTGTAACCAGCCATGGCGTGAAGTTGCCCAGGAAATGAATTATGCTGCCGAGAGTGTTCCGCGAAAGAGATGTGCCAGATTCTTCGCAAGTATTGAAAATGACCGAAAAAGCCGAAGTAAAGTGTGCTAATATGGTATCAAGGAATAGTGTATTTTAGTACTACAAATGGAACACTAAAAGTGAATCGAGTTGTTACATAAAGTACTTAAATAGTGAGAGGCAAGCAAAGTCAGGATTAGATAGTACAATTATCCTAGATTTTTTCTGGAGTCCAGTTCCTCCTCCGGCTGGGCTCTTTTTCATACCTAAAACGCTGAGAGGTGGCAATTACATGAGGCGTATAGCTCATAAGCAATGCCAAAAATGTCCATGGGTCACGAAAATAAATGACAACCTCTACTACTGCATGTTTAGCCGGTGCATTAAATGAGATGGGATTTAAGTTAGAAGGAAGGTGGTGATGTGGCTAACAAACCAGACTGGGACGTAATCAGACAAGAGTACTTAGATAACCATGACACCATCCAGCTTAAAGACCTAGCCAAAAAGCATGGTGTAAAACCTGCCACATTACGATCTCGCAAGAATCGGGAAGATTGGGATGCGGAGTTGTCTGGTCCTGGTGGAACTGTTAAGCCTGGTGTTGCAACGCCGAAGGACAAGCCTAAGAAGAAAAAGAGCGCAACGCAACGGAAGAAGGCAACATCTAAGAAGAAAAAGGCAATGCAACGGAAGAAGGTTGCAACAGCGAAAGATGATTCAAAGCCAAACATGGAATTACAGATTCTAGAGGAATTAGAAGATGCTGATCTCACAGATATGCAGCGTCTTTTTTGTTTACATTATTTGAGGACATTTAATGCTACGCAGTCTGCAATCAAAGCTGGATATGCCCCTGACAGTGCCCATGTGCAAGGATCTCGTTTGCTAAGCAATGATAAGATAAAGCGTGAAGTCCGCAGGTTAAAGGCTGAAATGAGCAGAGAACTCTTTATTGACGCCATAAATATCCTGGAACAATACGCCAAAATAGCCTTTGCGGACATCACTGAATTTGTAGATTTCGGTACAGAACTGGTCCCCATGATGGCTTCGGGTAGTCCAATTATAATAACCAACCAAGATACCGGTAAAAAAGAGCCTTTACTAAAAGAAGTAAACGTAATGAGGTTCAAGGGTTCCTGGATGGTAGATGGTCAGTTAATATCTGAAGTGAAACAGGGTAAGGATGGAGCAAGCATTAAGCTCCTGGATAAGATGAGGGCCCTTGAAAAACTTGAGCAATACTTTGACGTTATTCCAGATGAGTGGAAACGTAAGATTGATGAAGAAAAACTCGCCATTGATAAGGCGAAACTGGATCTTGAACGTTTGAAAATAACCGGCGATGGTCAAGGAAGTGACCGGGAGGCTATCCAAGACTTCATCGAGGCCACAACTGTCCCAGTAGATGAAGTGGGAGCTCTGTTTGAGGATGATTACGATGAGGCGGAGTAAGCGTAAGGCTAAATCCTTTCGGTTCAGGCCGTTCTCTATTAAGCAGCGCAGACTTCTCAATTGGTGGCGAGATGGTTCTCCTTATAAAGGCTACGACATAGTGATTGCCGATGGAGCCATTCGGAGCGGCAAGACTATTGCCATGATCTGTTCTTTTCTTCAGTGGACCTTCGACGCTTTTCCCAAAGGGGAAGATTTCATCATTGCTGGCAAAAGTATCGGAGCTTTGAAACGCAACGTACTCAAACCAATGTTTCAGATCCTTAGTGCTTGGGGTATTCCATATGAGTATAACCGATCAGAGAACTTCATCGTTATTGGCCGCAACACATACTACTGTTTTGGTGCCAATAATGAATCGTCCCAGGACGTGCTGCAGGGACTAACCGCAGCAGGGGCCCTGGCCGATGAGGTTGCATTGTTTCCTCAATCCTTTGTGGATCAGATGATTGGTCGTTGCTCCGTTGATGGGTCCAAGATTTTCATGAACTGCAACCCAAGAGGCCCTTACCATTTTATGAAACTAGAGTTCATTGACAAGGCTGACGAGAAGCGCATTTATCATCTCCACTTTACAATAGACGATAATCTGTCTCTATCCGAGAAGGTTAAAGAACGCTTCCGCAGGATGTTCAGTGGAGTGTTTTTCAAGAGGTATATCCTTGGCTTGTGGGTCATGGCTGAGGGTATCATCTACGACATGTTTGACGAAGCAGTCCATAAGGTCCCAACTGTGGAACGGAACTACTCAGAATATTACGTGGCCGTTGACTATGGCACGCAAAACCCTACTACATTCGGCCTGTGGGGCAAACACGGTAAGTCGTGGTACAAGGTCAAGGAGTATTACTACTCTGGCCGGGATGAGGGTAAGCAAAAAACCGATGAAGACTACTATAAGGACTTGGAAAAGTTTATTGGGGATCTCTACGACAAGGATCGCAACCATGATCCTTATGACTACTATTCCGAGCCTAAACTCAAGGCGGTAATCGTTGACCCGAGCGCCGCTTCTTTTATTGCCCTAATTAAGCAAAAGGGCAAGTTCCCGGTCATGAACGCCAACAATGAGGTGCTTGATGGAATCCGCAACGTTGCAACGGCGCTTAAGACCAGAATGATCTTTTTCAACGATTGCTGCACAAATACGTTTCGTGAGTTCTATTCCTATGTCTGGGATCCAAAAGCTCAGGAGCGCGGCGAGGACAAGCCGACAAAGGAAAATGACCATTGTCTCGATGCTGACAGGTACTTCGTTCACACAGTACTGTTCAACGGTCCAGCGACATTAGAAACAGGCGATTTGGGCCTTGGCAATTGGTAGGTCAATATAGTTGGAGGTGATTCTGTTTGTTCACAGTATCTAACGCAGTTAATCGGTCGATTCTAGATTTGCGAGAATCCGATCAAGAACGATTTAAGAGGTATCAACTGAACTGGCTCTATTACAAAGGGCAACAGTACTTATCTGAGCTGGGCAAGGACTACGCCAAGGAACGAAAGCTATTTAAGCACCTCCGTAGAGTGTTCGATTGTGTGACCCAGTGCGTTGACACAGACGCCCGATTTGTGATGAAACAAAAGCTTGCTGTTGATGCTGAACCGCAGTTTGAAACTGACATTTTAGAGATATGGGAACGGAGCAATCTCCAGGCGGAGAAATACAAGCTGGTTAGGTACGGCGCTAACACTGGAGACGCATTTCTAATCCTCCAAAATCTAGGTAGCGATGCCCAAGTCATTCCCCGGATCATTGTGGCCAACTCTGAAGATATGACCGTTCAAAAAGACCCCGATGACCAGAACCAGGTACAATGGGCAAAGCAGTCCTACATTTTCTTTGATGATCGTGGCCGATCACACACCAGGGACTGGATCTATTGGCCCGATAGGATTGAGAGATATACCGATCAGAAGATGGACGAAGGATACCCGCAACCACATCCATTTGGAGAGGTGCCTGTAGTTCATATCAAAAATCTCGACATTGGCGAGGCGTATGGCCTCAATAGCTGGCATAATGTCCAGTCGCAAATTGATGAAGTGAATGAGCTGGCCAGCTTCTCGAACCGGATCTTGTTACGGTATGCAGATCCAACTCTGATAGCTAGAGGAATGCAACCCGGAACCAAACCGATCATACGCAAGGGGCTAAATGAGGACAACGTTTACTACATGCCCAATATTGAGGCTAACCTAGAAATACTGGAGTATCAAGGCGTTGTTCTTCCTCACATTCTGGAACATGTAAGGGAAGTTACCAACAACATTCAGGATCAGTTGCCCGAGCTCACACTGAGTAAGATCCGTGAGCAATCGGGCCTGTCTGGCTATGCTGTTAGTTTGCATGCGGCCGAACTCATTGCCAAAATCCAAGAGTTGAGAGGCAACTACGCTAATGGACTCGAGTGGATAAATTCTCTGGCCCTCCGAGCGATGCGCCGTAGCTCTACACCGCTTGAAGAGTTTAAAAACGCTATTGTCTACGAACCAATCTTGCCGGACGATGAACTGCAAACGATGAATATTTGGCAGATAGAAGCCAACATGGGACTAGCCAGTCGTAAGGAGTTTTGGAGACGACAAGGGCTCAGCGATGAAGAGATGGCTCAGCGCGAAGCCGAAATTGACACTGATCTGGACAAGCAGCTTGAAAGGACACATAGTCAGAGGTCGTACTTTGATATGGAGGAGCTGGAACGTCAGTTGTTGGGAGGCGTTTCCCCTGGCCGTGATGCTGGGCCAACCGGGGCGGAGGATGATAATGTCTAATCCTCTATGGCAAGAACTCCCCACCAAAATGTCTCAAGCTTCCAGGGTCCAGTTTCTCAGCGATGAACAAGGTGCAGAGAAGACCATTTACGATCTACTGGATGAGTTTGATGCTAAGTTAGTTGCAATCTTCACTCGTCATTCTCAAGGAGCTGATGGGGTTATTCCCGCTTCGGCCAAGTCCAAGGTCGAATTAGAAGTTCGCAATACTTGCATCTGGTTTGCAGGTGAATTAGAGAGCATCATTCGTAAATCCGCCGAACATGCTGCAGAGCAAGGACTAGAGGCTGAGCGTAAGACCCAGCTCTTATATGTTCAGAAGGCTTTAGAGACGATGCCTGAGAAGGACGCTAAGAGAGTTATGAAGCTTATTTCGGATACGGAAAGGGGGGACTTGGTTGATAATTAACGGTGAACACTTCGATCAAATTATCATCAAAGTAAGAGGGACGGACGAACTAATCGCTGTTATTAGTGACAAAGAGATTATAACCAAGGAGGAGTACGTCATCGTAGTGGATCCTGCGCCATCCAGAGAAGAGCGTTTAGTCTAGGTTGTTAGCCTTTGACCTGTCGGGGTTTGACCTTGGAATACGCCGATTTTCCAGGTCAACCATTACATGGTAACCAGGGTACTCGCCTCTTTCAATCGCGTCGGCAAGCTGACCTCGAGTAAGTTCTTTGCCAGTTTGAGTGTCTAGAAAACGCTTGTTCAATCCAGTGGGTGATTCACTGGTGACTTCTAGTCTTGGCTTTTTCTTTGCCATCACATACCTCCGTGTAATCTTGAACTGGGATGGACACAGGATCAGGTTCCATATTCTTCCTAGATAGTACAGACTCCTTGAATAATCTAAAAAAGGTCAATTTTGGCGAACATCATTGATATTTCTAAGGAAGAGGTGATCGAGTGCCATGGATACTTAGCACCCAATACAGTACTGGTCTTGCCCGGTCTCTCCGCGACATTGTCTTCAAGCGCCGCCATAGAGACGGCTATCAACTAGCAGATCGTATCTGGAATCTAGCAGCCATTTCCGAACGTGAAATCTTAGGACGTGTCAACGCTGCCATATCTCAAGGTGTCTCAGCGGTAGAGTTGTCCCGATCCGTTCGGGATTTTTTGTTGAAGCCTGGTCCTGCGTGGACTACAGGCATCAAACCAAGTGTTACCGGTAGGGGTAGTTTGGCCTATAATGCTTTGAGACTGGCCAGGACCGAGATCAATCAGGCCTACAGGCAAGCCCATAAATTGCAGGCCATGAACAGCCCTTTAGTTGTGGGGATTCAATGGAACCTATCTGCCAGTCACCCGACAAGCTGGCCAGCTAGTGCTGAGTACATGGGATACCCGGAAATATGTGACTATCGGGCTAAACATAATCATAGTGACCTTGGACCTGGTGTGTTTCCAAAGGACAATGTTCCTGACGACCATCCCCAAGGGATGTGTTTTAACACCGATGTATTAGCTCCACCCGAGCAATTAGAATCGCTTTTGATTGCCCATAACGACATGACTGTGGGGTTGCTCAGCGCAGAAATACTAACCGAATTACAGCACAATGCAGCACGATCTCTTATCAGATAGTGTTTTTCTTATGCCCAAAACGCATGATGGCAGTAAACTCTTGCGGAATCAGCCGACAGGCTTAAAATGGAGGTTTAATATGCCTACGACAAAACGTTTTCTACTTGAAAGGCCGGATGAACGAAAGAAAATGAACCTACAGCTATTTGCTGGAGAAGGCGACCCTGACGCCGGGGGTGCAGGTGGAGATGACCCTGACGCTAGGGATAAAGGCGGAACAAACAGAGTGACGTTTAGCCCAGAGCAACAGGCTGAGGTGGATCGAATTATTGCTGAACGGCTAAGTCGGGCCAATAACACAGCTGCCAAGAAAGCTCTTGAAGATCAAGCCAAGGCCTTGGGTTACGAGTCCTATGCAGCCATGGAGGCCGCGGCTAAAGCATATCAAGCAGCCAAGGACAAGGAGAAGTCCGATCTTCAAAAAGAGCAGGAAGCCAAACAAGCAGCTGAGGCTAAAGCAGCCCAAGCCGAAGAGCGGGCTAAGCAGGCTTATATAAAAGCCTCGTTTGTCGCTCATGCAGCTACTGCCAATTTGGTGGATGTGGAAGATGCTTTCAGATTGGCTGACTTGTCTGATGTCACCGTTAAGGACGATGGTACAGTTGAGGGCGTCAAAGAGGTTGTTGAAGCCCTGGTTAAGGCCAAGCCTTACCTAGTCAAGTCTGGAGCAGGAACTGTGTCTCCTGCTGGCGGCAATCCAGCGAGGGGCGGTGGCGGCGATGAAGGGGCCCAAGCCAAAGCGAAAGCCAGCCAAATGGCTGCTCAACGTCTAGGTATCAACAGCAGCTCTGCAGACACCACGGCCATAGCTACTGCAGTTGCTGCAGCTGTTGCTCAGGTAATGGGCGGTCAAAAGCAGTAGGTATTGCGTTTGATCACATAACGAAAGGATGAATACGAATGGCTTATAACCTTGAACAAAGAGGCAAAAAGTACGGTGAGCAAATCAACATCTTTGACAGTGAGAAGATCCGCTGGGTCACTGGTGGAGTGACCCTGGATCATACTCTGGTCGAACCAGATGAAAACGGTCGCAAGGAACTCAAAATCGGTACTCCACTTGGCAAGATTACTGCAAGTGGCAAATATGGGCCATATGATTCCGAAGCTACTGATGGCCGTGAAACTGCCGTCTTGATGCTTGGTGAAACTGTAGATTTTAGTCTAGGGAACGGTTACGGCTTCGGTGACCAGGTCGCAACGGCCTTTGACTGGGCCAGAGTCTTAACTGCCCGGTTGCCCGTCGAAGTGACTTCGGACCTTAAGCAACAACTGAACAACATTACCTTTGTGTAGGCACTCCAAAGCTGGGGTGCTTTTCACTATCAGAAAGGATGATATCTAGTGCCTAACAACATCTTGAGAGAGTTCGCTAGACAGTTTACCATCGACTACGCTAGACAACGGGCGGCTTTGAAAGAAGCCAACCTCAAGGAGGACCCGCTTGCCTATCGCGGAGCTGAGCTCTTTCCTAGCGTTACAACCAACGAACTTTCGTTCGACTATTGGAAAGACCTTCATCTTCTCCCTGTAATGGCGAATGTACAAGCTTTCGGAGCTGAAGCACAGATCGCTAGCCGGGAAGGTCACGAGAAGGTCGCTGGTGAGATTCCGACCATTAAGAGGAAAATTAACCTCACTGGTCGGGCTCTGATTGCACTTCGCCGTGAAGGTGTGGGCGATATCGACTTTGTCCGTGACACTATCTACAACGACATGGACAATATGACCGATGCCTGCCTTGCCAGAGCCGAAAAAATGAAGATTGATGCCGTAACGTCTGGGAAGATTGTGCTTGCTGAAAATGGTGTGGTAATGACCGTGGATTACAAGGTCCCCTCTGCCCACCAACAAGTTCTGTCTGGTGACTCTTTGTGGAGCAACTATGAAAAGGCAACTCCCATTCAAGACCTACAGCGTTGGAGAGATAAGCTTCTTGATGATGTCGGGATTGCTCCAGCACGAATTTGGACCAGCTCCAAAGTTGTTTCTCATCTACTGTACAACAAGGAGATTCGCCAGTTAACGTACGGTGATCAGGGTGGTTCGAGAGCCATTAGCCTGTCTCACCTCAACGAGATCCTAAGAACCATGGATCTACCACAGATCTCCACCTATGATGTCAGGGTTCGTGCTCAGAAAGCGGATGGAACTTATGAGACCATGCGTTTCTGGCCAGAGAGTAAGCTGGTGATGATACCAGAGGGCAAGCTTGGTGATACTTTGGTTGGTCCGACTGAAGAAGCCATGCTTGACGTGGAAGTTGATGCCAAAGAAATGGCCGGTGTTTATGCTTCTGTCTACCAAGAAAATGAGCCGCCTATGATTTGGACGAAGGCAGCACTCAGCGCCATTCCTACCTTCCCAATGGCCGATTCGGTGTTCCAGGCTACTGTCCTTTAGCAGTGGCTCGGGAAACACCATACCAAGGAGGTGCCAGTATGTCTAGTACGATAAGTGTAAAGGCACTAGCCCATGTGCGGCACAATCGCAAGAACTACAGGCCCGGGGATACTATCCCTGGGCTTAAGAAAGACGAGTTGGAGCGTTTGGTAGAGCTGGGTGTTGTGAGAGTCGAGGAGCTGGTCAAAGGACCGGCTTCACCGCCACCGATTGACCCTCCCCCACCGCCAAAAGAGCCTGGGGGAGAAGGCAAAGACCCTGACCCTCCAAGCGGCGAACCAGCTCCACCCGGAAGCGAACCAGATCCGAGTGATCCACCTGTAGAACCCGAACCCGAAGATCCTCCAAGTGATAAAAAAGGTCAAGGGAAGACAAAATGAGTGCCACCTATGATCTAGAGACACCCGTCGGCCAGGTGCGTTTTCACATTCCAGACACCGATACAAACAATCCGATTTTCAGTGATGGCGAGATAGCGTTCCTGCTCAAAAATGCTGAAGACAGTCCGCTCCTGGCCGCGGCTGAAGCCCTCGAAACAATCGCTGGTGACCCTGCCAGACTGTCCTCGTTCTCGAGAGGCAGTGTATCTGGAACAAGAACGTCAGCAGATGAGATCCGGCGGCGTGCTTCTGCGCTTCGAGAAAAGGCCCATGGTGGCGGGATTATCGTGGGTACACTGGAAAGGACTGATTTCTGGTGAGGTCACAACGATTCGAGGTTGCTGATGCAGATCTTCATGACGAGTACGCCTTTGAGGTAGACATCTACGTCATGACAGACGGCGGCCAGGATGAATGGGGTAATGAAGTCCCTCCGTCTAAAGAGTACTACTCTCAGAATCAATTGGTGGACATCCAGGCAAAAAGTGGCATTAAGAGAGCTGCTGAAAGTGGAACAGTCTACGAATCCACTCATGTAATGTTCCATCCAGTGACTGAGAGAAGAATTCCAGTGGGAGCTGTCGTCGAGGTTCAATTGGCTGGCATACCTGGGGTTCACGAAGACTACTCTGTGGTTTTTGTTGCTAATCGTGGTTCTCATCTAGAGATTGACCTGAAGGCGGTGGAGATATGAGCGAGGGACTTCAGGGATTCACCGAAGCTATGCGAACTATGGATAAACTCGTTGATGTTGGCACGGCCAAGATGGAGCAGGTGCTGGAATATGTTCTGCGTGAGATGTGCAACTATGCCAAGCGCAATGGGCCCTTTGAGGATCACACTGCTAACCTTAGGAACAGTATTGGAATTAACTTCACTCACATGAAGCAATGGAAGGCTTCCGAATCAGGAATCGAAGAACTGAGAACTCTGCGTAGTGAAATGGAGAAGCCTGTTCTGGAACACGAAGGAAATAACGTTTGGGGTTATCTCTACGCAGGGATGGAGTACGCTATTCATGTGGAGAGACTAGACGGATACTGGGTTTTGCAGGGAGCAATTGACTTCTACGAGCCTGCTTTGAATCAGATATTCCGGCAGAGGTTGAGGATCCAGCCTTCGGACTTAAGGCGGTGATACAATGATACACTTCCATCCAGTCAATACAGATGATATCCTCAGTGTGATCTTCGCAAGGTTGAACACAGATACCATCTTCAAGGGTTTGGTCAACTCCATCGACAAGGGGCCAAAGCGAGTGGCCGGTTTCAAGAACCCATCTTGCACTATTCATGTCTTGTCGGCTCCGAGAGATGGCGAAACCGATACAGTTCGTGCTACGGCTACAGTCAACGTCTATGTCGATGACACCGAGGCAGGGCGAGCTAACACTGTGCTTCTTGGCCGGTGCTCCGAGCGAGTTCAATATCTTTTGCATAGAGCAGATCTTAAACTTCACCCCGAGGGTGCAATCTCGCATCCTCGTTTACTTTTTGGCGATATGTTGACTTCAGATGCTTTAATCTTAAGAAGCCAAATCGAGGGAGAACATGTCGCAAGTCTTAACATTTCAATGACTGTTAAACGAAGGAGGAATTAAAATGAATGAACAAACCGAATACGGCTTAGCTATAGCCATTTGGGATCCTGAGGCGGTGTCCCCAAATGAGCCGATTGAGCTCGGATTTTCGGAGTACACCAAAGGCGGCATGATGTTCCGCTATGCCGAGGAGTTCTGGGGACCGACCTATGACCAAACAGGTAATACTCCTGTGGACCAGGTCAAAGTTGGAGAATCAGCAACAGCAGAAGTATTCATGGCTGAAAGAGCCTTAGAGAAGTTCGCAGCTATCTTTCCAGCTGCCAAATTGGTTACTGATGCTACAGACCCGACTAAAAAGAAGCTCGTTTGGGGCGGTAAAATCGGCGAGGGTTTCAAAAAGTACTCAAAGCCTTTGACTTTAAGACCCATCGAGAATTTAGACAGAGACGATCGAACAAAAGACATCAAAGATGGAGACGTCACGCTTTATCATGCTATTCCAAGAGCTGAATTTGAGTTTGCTTTCCAACTTCAGCAAGAACGGATCTACAAGATTACATTTACTGGTGTGCCTGTCAAGGAGACTGGTGATGTATGGTCTCAAGGTGACGATAGCGCAACGGCAGCTGCAATATAGGCTTAAGAAAGACGCAGTACAGACGAGGAGCCTTCCTTTCGAGGGCTCCTTTTGACTACTCTTTCCTATTCTCACTAATTACTCGGAGGTGTAATCATGAGCGAAAGCAAGTCTCTACCGCGAAAACTTCCTTTCCGGTACTATGACCAGGACGACAACGAGGTAATTCATGAGGTTCGCAAATTGCCACTGGGCAAAGCTTCAGAATTGAGCAGGGCCTTTAAAGAACTACCTTCTGCGATAAAAGGTTTGATGGAAGGCGAAGAGACAAAGGTTCTGTTTGCTGAAGAATCACAAGACTTGGATCTAGTAGATATGGCAGTGCTTATAGCTAATAACCTTGGATCTCTTTTGGAAGTTGCTCAGGATGCAATCATTGAAATTCTACAGGTCGGCTCTGGACTGGAACGGCAAGCTATCGAAAACTTAGGGCTTGATGAAGCGGCTGAACTATTCTTGCTCATCGTCAAAGTTAATAACTTATCGGCAATGCAGGCAAATCTAAAAAACGCCCTGTCCCTCTTGTCTCCGAATTGGGCACAGAGGGCACAGAAGACCCTGGCGGCAGTCAATCCGAAGAAGAGTGGCTCCAAGATACAATAGATGTATTTGCTGATGCCTATGGCTGGTCTAAGAACCAGGTCTTAGATGAGATTTATCCAGAAGAACTACCCATGTATTTCAAGCGAATTGGCGAACGCAATCGTGCTAAGGCGTTGGAAAAAATCAGTGAATATCGCATGTTGCTACAGATTGCCATAGCACCTTATACAGAAAAAGGTGCCGGTGTTCAGCAAGTCCAAAATCAGCTAATTGAGATGGAGAAAGACCTTAAGAACCCAGAGCGCATCGTGGCCAGGAAAGAAACCAGAGGCAAGCTAGAAGAGCTCTTGCTTAAGCAAATAAGCAGTTTTGAGAAGGAGGGATAATGTTGGCTTTGAATATACAAACCTTGTTTTACAAGATTGGAGCTACAAACACTGAATATAAGCAGAAGATGACTGAGAGTAAAGGCAAACTTCAAGAATTTGAGCAAAAGACTAAAGATAACATTAGAACCCTCCGCAATTGGAGCTTGGCGGCTGGTGCTGCAGCGGCCGGTGTCGTTGCTGGCCTTAATACTCTAGTAAAGAGCACCGAGCAATATGCAGGCTATCTCGAGAAGCTGTCAATACAAACTGGTGTTGCTGTTGAAAATATGGCTGCTTTAGGTTATGCTGCCAAGCAAAATGAATCCTCTTTGGAAGAACTGGGTAGCTCTATGGTGCGTCTGACCCGCAGAACGCAGGAAGCCTCGCAAGGGAACCAAGCTTATATAAAGAGTTATGAACGAATGGGTGTATCGTTTCGAGATATCAATGGCAACATCAAAAGCACTGACGAGCTCCTTTTAAGTCTGGCTGATGCCTTTGCTGAGTCCACAGATGAGAACCTGAAAACGCAGGTTGCCTTTAACCTACTTGGTGATTCAGGTTACAACTTAATCCCACTACTCAACCAGGGGCGTCAAGGAATCGTCGCATTTGCTGAAGAAGCGAATCGGCTCGGTATAGTCTTATCTCGCGAAAACATTGCGAAGTTTGGTCACTATGGTGAGGTCATGGACAAGTGGAAGGCTGGTATGGATGGCGTCAAAATGCAACTGGCCACGGCAGTTGTCCCGGTCTTTACTTTACTAGGAGAGAAAGCCAACGAGGGGTTAGAATCTCTAATGGCTTGGGTGCGAGAAAATCCGAAGCTTGTTGCTCAAGGTGTTGTTTTGGGTGGAGTTTTGACCACTTTAGGACTTGCACTGGGTGCAGTCGCACTCGGCATGACTATAGTTAGCAAAGGTGCCGTCTTGGTACGAGGAATGTTTGGACTTTTGACCAACCCAATCTTGTGGCTTATTGCGCTAGGACTCCTGCTTTACACTGCCTGGGATGAGAACTGGGGTGGGATTCAAGAAAAAACCCAGGTGGCTGTTGATTATGTCCTTGTGCAACTGAACAAGCTCCTTAGGTGGCTGGGCTGGGAGGAGCTGCCTGCAAGGTTTAAGAAACTTTGGGCTGACTTAAACGAAGTCTGGTCAAACGAGCAACTTACGTTCTCCCAAAAAGTCGGCAAATCCACAGAATTAGTGGTAGACTTTGTTTTTGGCGAAGGAACGACCCATAATATTAAGCAATACTGGACAGATCTTGCAGGGATTTGGCTGGATACTGAAAAACCAGTGATACAGAAGTTTTCTGAGACGTTTACCCTAACCATGAAGTTCATCTTGGGCCCGGAAACTGTTGCCAGCATTAAGAATTATTGGGACACCCTTAAGAAGATATGGGGCGACTCCGAAACATCGTTCCTTGAAAAGCTCAAGCTAACTTGGGATGCCACCAAAATCTTCCTTGGGTTTGGCCTTAAGCCCGAAGGTGAAACGTATGAAGCCCTCAAAGAGGGAGCCGAGACTGGAGAATGGACTAAGTTTTGGAAAATTGTTAGTGATGTATGGAGTGGCATTGCTGTCCTTTTGCTGACATTACAGCTGACTTCTGGAGCGGTAAAAGGCATCATGATTGCTATCGGAGCATTCTTTGGAAACACTTCGGGTAATTTGGGTATTGGTGGAATCCCGCTAGCAATCGGTATTATTACTTTGGGTATCCAGCTGAAAGAAGCCTTAGAAGGCGGAGGCTTTGAAAGCTTCGTCAAAAATGTGCTGGTAGCGACACTTACCGGGGCCATCGGCGGGGCTGTCTTCGGTCCAGGTGGTGCATTGCTGGGGTTTAACCTTGCCCTTAGTTTTAAACTTGGTGATGTTGTATCCGATGCTGTAGAAGAAGGGCGGGACGCTCTCGGCGAGAGAATGGGCATCCCAAGGGAACACTGGGGCTATCTTGAAGAATACGGAGCGTACCGACAGAAGTTGATCGACGAAGCCACCGAGGGCATGAATGTTTTTCAAAAATTGTGGTGGCAAGCAACAGGTGGCAGGCCAGAAGGGATGCTAGAGTGGGACGAGTGGTTAGATTGGCGGCTTGGCATTGATGATATAATTGATGGGGTCGAGACCTTACTTGAAGCGCTCGATGATTTATCCGCAGAATCGGTGCATCTATTCCCCGACATGACCGAGGCAAACGTCCAAAAAGCGATTGAACTACTCACGGCCATCACTGGGGCAGAAGTTGATCCAGAACTCATAATGTTGCTGGCAAGGTTGGAATCGGGGGCAAAATGGGGCGAAGGAGTAACGCATATTGTACACCCTGAATCAGGGGCGATGGGTCCATTACAGTCCATGCCTGTTTCGAGAAGGGACGTACTCAACCGGGGTGGCCTTGGTAGCGAAGAAAACTTGTATTCTTGGGTAGATGGCATGTCACTAGAGGATAATTGGGTAGCTCAGACCGAAATGGGGATCCGCTATATTCAGTTACTACTGGATAAGGAATCAGACAAAATTATGAGAGTTGCCGAAGAACTAGGCATATCTTTCGCCGAAGCCCTATTTTTGTCCTATCAAGAAGGTGTTAATGCTCTAAATACCGCTGCTTTATCAGGAGAACTTGACGAGGACTTTTCGATGTTGGCCACCGGACATCGGCGAACTATTGAAGAACAATTAACTACCTACCACAATTTCACTGAGGGTGGCGAGGCGATTATTGACGCTTGGGCAGATGGAATGCTCAATAAAAAGCCTAGAGTAGAAGCATCTGCCGAGGAACTGGCTCAAACAGTAGCCGATTTTCTTATTGGCCAATCGCCACCTCCAAAAGGCCCGCTCAAGTACATTGATATCGGTATGCAAAAGACCATGGAAGCTGGTATGGAGGGCGCGCGTAAAGGCTTGATGGATGGTATACCTACTTTGGAGCTAACAGCCAGAGAAGTAGGCGAATCTGCCAAAGAAGGATTGTTTGAAGGCTTGGCGGCCGGGAAACAAGTAGCCTTGACTCCCTATGGAGTGGAACTTGCTGATGAAATATCTGACGAGGACAGTCCTTTGTATATGCGAGTTTTGGCCAACGTCAAAAAGCTACTTTCAGCCTTGGGCGATTCGACAATGGGTTGGCTAAAAGGGCAGTTCCCGGAACTTATGGCTGAATTCGATGGGTTGTTTGAAGAGGCAGAGCTTGATTTTGAAAGGCTCACAAAACTAATTGAAGGAATCGGTGGCGAAACTGACAAGGTAAAAGAAACCACCAAGCAGTGGACCGACAGTCTTGTTAGCGGCCTTTCCAACGCCATCGGCTATGGACGGGGTTTAAAAGAAACCTTTGATGGTGTGCTTAATGTCTTTGATAACTTCTTGGGAATGTTGGCCAGCCAGTTCCTACAGACCCAAGTCTTTGCACCACTCTTTGACAAAATTGGATTTGGAGACTTCTTGGCAGGCTTACCCATCTTCCACGACGGCGGACTCGTCCTCAGCCCTGCAGCTTACTATCACTCGGGTGGTTACATTGGAGAGCTAAGATCTGACGAGGTGCCAATCATCGCCCAAACTGGCGAGAGAGTTCTTTCCCGCCAGCAGAATGATCAGTTTGAGAGTCTACTACAGAACGTGTCTACAGATGGGGCTGGTGCCCAACACATTGAGGTTAACATCAACGCCGTGGACGCAGCCAGTTTCCAGGAGCTTCTGATGCGCAATTCAGATGGAGTGAAGCACCTCATCATCGACGACGTCGGGCGTAATGGACCCCTGCGCAAGATCTTACTGCAGTTAGCAAGGAGTTGATGCTATGGCTGTGTTTACTTGGCCATGTGATCCGGCAAACATTCAAGAGTCGATTCAACATAGAACTCTTGTAACTGAGTTTGAAAGTGGCAAGGAGCAACGTCGTTCGAAAGGGACTCCTCGCAGAAGATGGTCATTGAAGTTTAGGAAGGATCAGATAGATGCAGATGCTATCTGGTCCTTTTACATTGCCCGAAAGGGGGCTTACCAGGCGTTTACTTGGACTAACCCTGTTGATGGGGTTGCCTATAATGTGCGCTTTGCCGAGGACAATCTGACTAGGCAAGTCTTTTGGAAGTTGTGTTTCGAGTACGGTATAACTTTTTTGGAGGTGTTGGAGGTGGTAGGGAGTGGCTAGGCCTTTATCTCAAGGTGTTTCGCAAGAATCCAAGAAAATCGAGAACAGACCGGTGGAACTCTATGCCATCTATCTGGATGAGGAAACGCTTCACTTGGCTGCACATGACCAGAATGTGCAATTTTTCAATGAGGATGGGACACCCACTTTATACTACGCCTCTGGAATCAGGCGTAGCTCGATTAGAACTAATGTTGAAAGCAGAGTAGACGAATGTTCTGTATCCATTGATAACGTCACCCGGGAGATGAGCGCCTACATGGCCCATCATGAGTTCCGAGGGTGCAGACTAAAAATTGTCAAAGTGTTTCTTGACCATCTAGGGGATTTCGCCAATCACGTCATCATCTTCGATGGAGTAATGGACGCCCCGGTGGCCAATCAACATGCGATGACGGTCTCCGTTACCAGCAGACTTGATACTCTCAATGTTAGTGTTCCACGCCGGCACTACCAAAGGCTTTGTAACTGGAAGTTTGGCGGCCCTGAGTGTGGGGTTAATCTTGCATCTGTGACAGTGACCGGAACTGTATCTGGGGTCAGCAATCAAGGCAGAAAGCTAACCCTATCAGGCAGATCTGAATCGGCAGGTTACTTTGAGGATGGAATACTGACCATAGATGGTTTGTCCCGAAAGGTTGTGGCAAGCAGTGGAAGTACTATTGACGTTGAATACTCTTTTCCCGAAGACGTAGTCGGCAAGCCTTACACCATGCGCAGAGGATGCAACAAGGACTACGACACTGGATGTGCCAGGTTTAGTAACCAAGCAAGGTTCGGCGGCTTTCTGTCAGTACCGTCCGAGAAGGATGTCCGAGAATGATTAAGAGGCTGGAGCAGTTGGCCGGTAGGCTGGTAGGTGTTCCGTATGAGCACAATGGGCGAACTATCAAAGGCCTCGACTGCCTAGGCCTTGTCTGGTATGTCTACACTCAACTGGGTATTTCCTTTCCCGCGGGAGACGGGCTACCTGTTGAAGCCAATTGGCACGAATCAGATCCGGAGCGCTATCTTCGGGGGCTGCTTGCTATCGGCAAAGAAGCAATAGAACCCCTGCAGCCGCTTGATTTAGTCTATTTTCGGGTCATCAATGATGCAGTGACACACAGCGGTATCTTAATTACGGGAGGCCGTTTTTTGCATGTCCTGGAAGGCCGCAGTGTACAGTTAACGAGACTTCAGGGATTTTGGAAGGAAAAGTTTGCAGGTGCTAGGAGGTTGATGTGATGGGTGCTGGAGCGATAATTGGAGCAGTTGTGGCCGGTGCTGCAAGCGCAGCGGGATCTACCATATTTGGTGCTACGATGTTAGCATCGGTCGTGACAGGCGCATCACTGGGCCGAATGTTTGATAGACCTAAATCGGCCTCGCCAACTTATAGCTTTGGAGAGCTCGATAATACGTATGCCCAGCGGATTCCAATCCCTGTCACATACGGCCGGGTCAAAGTTGCAGGCAACATCATCTATCATCGGATCTCCAATAACGAAAAAGAACTGTTCATGGTTGTCGGCCTTGGTGAGGGCCCCATAGAATCTGTTGAAGACATACGCGTCAATGACGAACCCATCACATCCATTAAGGGTTATGCGGAGCACCATGTCAGGCTTGGAACAGAAATCCAGTCGGCCATCTCTTGGGTCGACACAGGCGAAACATGGCCTAACACGGCCTATATTGCCTGCAGATTTAAAGCTTCTGAAGATTTAAGTATGACTCCGACTATTACCTGTGTTGTCAAAGGACGTAAAGTGAGAACTTGGAGTGGAAGCGGCTGGGTTAGTCAGTACTCCAACAATCCTGCGTGGTGCATCCTCGACCTCATGACCAATTCTCGCTATGGAGTTGGAATCAAGGAGCAGTATATTGACTTCGATAGTTTTAGAACCGAAGCCCAGTACTGCGATGAACTAGTGGATGACGGCAATGGTGGTCAGGAGCCGCGGTTTAGGTTGGATTACAATGTGGACTTTCAGCGTTCGTCGTTGGATCTCATTGATGAGATTCTAAGTACTTTCAGAGGTTACATTCTCTATTCTGATGGCAAGTTACGGCTCCAGATCGAGAAGAGCCAGGTGCCTGTGCAGTCCTTTACCATGGACAACATCGTAGCTGATAGCTTTAGCTACTCCAAAGCCAGTCTAAAAGAAATCCCGAATCGGATCAGAGTTGAATGGATTGATCCGGAATCCAACTGGGAGCAAGCAGACATTTCCTATGATAACGAGGTTGACCAAGAAGAGCGGGGAGACGTTCTCACCCGAACAATTACCCTGTATGGCGTAACCAGGCCCGGTCAAGCGGGCCGTGAAGCGAGGTTTTACCACGACAGTGGCTACATCTGCAGTACATTCTGCGAGTTTCGGGTCGGCATCGATTCTCTCCATTGCGAAGTCGGGGATGTCGTTAAGGTGTCCCATGATGTTCCAGGGTGGACTGAGAAACAATTTCGGATCCTTGAGATCCAGGAAGAAGAAAATGATGAGATGGTTCTTCGGTGTCGGGAGTATAATTCGGCTATCTACCATGATAGGGGTAGTGTGTATACTCCTGGGCGAGCAACAACTTTACCTAACCCCAATGCACCGCCTGCGTCTGTCCGCAATCTGACTCTAGTTGAAGAACACAAGCAGCTGCCAGATGGAACCTGGATACCCCAGATCAGAGTAGAGTGGGAGCTACCGGACGATATTGTCTGGAGGGCCGGTAATGTGTGGTTATCATCTGATAATGGAGCCTCTTGGGAGTTTGTCAGACGTGTCGAAGGTGCGGCTCTCACACTTGATGTTGGCGGCAATCAACAGTACCTTGTAAAAGTGGTTAGTGAAAATCAGAAACGCATCAAAGAGGACTTTGGGGCGGCTCCTGTCCAAAACATTACGATCCTCGGGAAGCGGTCTAACCCCAGCAGTGTGCAGTGGGGCGACTGCTTTTTTGTTGATTCTGTGGAACTAAATTGGCTTCCGATTCCTGAAAGAGACATCGCCGGGTATGAGATTCGAACCGAAGATGTCAATTGGGGAGCTAGAAATGAGCACTTAATCTATCGTGGCAGCGAGCTGCGCCATGTGTTTGCCCCAAGTGTCAGGGAATACACGTTTTACATTAGGGCCTTTGACAGGCATGGGAATTATAGCTTGGAATCTGCAATCAAAGAGTTAGAGTTGCCTATGCCTCCCGCTCCACAGCAGCCGAACACCGAAGAATACTTCAACGTAGTCAAGATCTTACCTAAACCTTTGGGGTTACCATCCATCCAGGGCTATTACATTTACGTGACAAGGGGTGCAGAAACGGTTAGAGTCCCTGTGCTGGCTGGCGGGGACTATTCGTATCCAGCGCCCTCCGGTACAACAGTAACGATCCAAATCTCAGCCTATGACGTCCTGGGGGAAGGTCCAAAGTCAGAGCCCTTGCAGGCTACCACTACCCACTTGAGTGAGATGGACTTACCAAAGATTCCGAAGAACAAGTTAGAGCAGTCACTTCAAGATGAAATCGACATTATTCCCACCTTAGAGTCTGGCTATCAGGACCTAGTAAACAAAATAACGCCACTCATTGTACTTTCGAATGAAAGTCAATCTTTCATCACGGAGTATGATGGCTCCATCACCGAACAAGTAACACTGAGGACAGAAATTGAGGTGTTTTTGGGCAAAATCCGGACCGCAGCCAGCATAGGTAGTCTTACTGTACGTAAGTTGGACGGAACTATACTTGGAGGAGCTAGCCCTACCAAGGGCAATCCTAGCGCAAGCGCAGTTGGATTTGTACAGTGGGTTATCCCAGTAGGTGCCACGGTGGATGCTGACGCGGGGTATATTGAGATCCCAATTACTGTTGAGGATGTAACCTACACCAAGCGTTTCATGTGGAATAAAGCCAAGAAGGGACAAACGGGTACGGGTGTTGGAGAAAAGGGAGATCCCGGAGAGCCTGCCAAGCTGGTAAACATCATCGCGAGTCATTTGTATTTTGTCGCTGAAGATGTAGGGGAGGGGGGCGAAAGAGTCAGGGTCTACACTCCTGATATAATTTCGCTAGATCTTAGTTTACAGCATGCTACCTACAACAAGTGGCAGTACAGTTTGGATGGTAGTGCTTTCGCCGATGTAGTCTCAGGGCAACACGGTCTTACGATTGACCCGAGTACTAAGAGTCTGTCTATTGCATCGGCCAGTTCACTCTTTGGGCCTAATCAGGTCTCGATCACGTTTCGGGTAGTTACAACAACTGGCCAGTATGACCAGGCGACAATCAGCCGGATTTACAACTCTGAATCCTTAGCCACTGAGATTAGGCAAACGGATGATGCGGTACAGATCATCGCCGATGATCTGAGTGCCCAGGGAGCGAAGATCGGGTCACTAGAAGTTAGGGCGGACGGCGTCGACATATCGGTCGGTAGCCTAGAGGCTGATGTCGGGGCCGCAGCTGCGCAGATTCTGACACTTGCCGAGCAGATCACCATCAAAGTACAGAAAACCGTGAATGGTGAGCTTGTTGTAACAGGCATCGGCGCAGGTTTTGATGAACAGGGGCAAAGCCTCATCCCGGTGCTCGCAGATCGTTTTGTGATTAAGCCTACCGTTCAGGGTGAAGGCGAGTACGCCTTTATGGTTGATACAACGAAAAACCCTCCAGAAATCTACTCGCCAGGCAAGATGATACTGGGTGGTCTACTTCGTGCGCCGGAGTTACAAGCAGAGTTGATCAAGGTGTTGTTGCTTAAAGCGGAGCTGGCCTACCTTGATGAAGCTAACGTGCTCCATTTACGAGCTGAAAAAATAACGGTTGGTGGCGGCTATGAGGGCATCCCGGTCAACAAACCAAAGGACAGTTACCTGTGGCACTTTGACACAAACCTGAATACTACGGGCGGACAAGCTCCAGAGCCAGGTGGCAGTGCATCCATAATTAGTGGTGGGGTGTATGGTGGTGCAGTTGAGCTTGGAACAGGCAACACGCTGATCTACAAGGTGCCCTCGAGTAACCGGGTAACTATTGGAGCCCATATCCAGATAAAGGAGTGACGAATTATGGCTTATAATACCAAAAGTCTCTTGCGGGATTTGGAAGGGAAGATAGTACCGCAAGGATTTGACGTAGCAGCTGATAACTATAGGGCATTAACAGGTCAAAATTTGGGAAATAACCGGTTTGGGCTGGACGGGATCCAGTGGGGGAAAACAGAAACTGGGCTCTTTGTTCCTATGGCGGTTACAGATGAAGGTCATGTGAAAGTCCAACAAGTTGGCACTAAAACAATACTTGTTTCCGGGATTCAACACGTTGACCCAGGAACAACATTTCTGGTTGGTCAATGGGATGTTGGGAGCAAAGAAAAATTGCGAATTGCAATATCTCCTGGGTCGGCAGCGCAGGTGGTTCACACAGCCATGCGCTTAACTTCGGCTGGTACAGAGGCGCACCTCCTTTATAGCGGCACACGGTATTACTATAAAGAATATTTGATGAGTGATTTAACTTCGTTAGGGACTTTAGGCAGAGGCATAGAGTTGCCCCTCTTTGGTAAGTGGGTTAGAGTTGAAGTTATCAATAAGGGCACTTCTATCAGCATTGACCCTGTTTTGGAGGTGGCAGTGTTATAGTGATTATCATATCCGACCGTGTGTATACTGACCAAAAAATGTTAGAAAACATTTTTGGACATTTATTGGAGGACTTTAATAACATAACACCGACAGAGTTTGATGCATGCATCGACCATGCGCTCCTCAACAATTGGGAAAGCTGGGAAACTGGGTTCACTGAGTGGAAAACACTGGGATATATCCCAGTTGTTTCAGAAATGGAGTTTACGTAA